ACTGAAAATCTAGTGTTGCTACACCATAAGCTATTTCATTATCAGCATCCCAATAAAATGAAATTATATCAACATGATTAGCATCTGTTGTTAATGTTGGATTGCTTCCTCCTGCAAACTTAACTCCTGAGCTTCCATCTGCTGATGATTCATCAAATTCCATAGCTTTCCAATTAGTTATAGTTCTACTTCCAGTACCATCTTGTTTTATTAAACATACAAAATTACCTGATACTAAAGGAAATATTAATCGAAGATTTGTTATATCTCCAGCACCAAATGTTACAAACTGTTTATTGCTATGCCTAAAGTCTACAACAGTTGTAGTTGCATCATAAGTTGGCTCTATTTGAGTAAATCCTATACAAGCATTATCTATATCTATTGTATTTCCATCATCACCTGATTCAGTAATTTGGAAAATCATATCTGCACCTACTACAATATCCAATACATCACCTGATGATTCTGATATATAAGTATGCCCTGCAACAGAACCATCAAAGAAAACTTTTTTTGTTGTAGGAATAACTAAATCTGCATTTTTAACATAAACAGAATTTGCTATTCCCTCTGAAAGTTTTAATAATAAAGTGCTTCCAACATACATATCTAATACATCTGAAGATGATTCAGTTATATAAGTATCGCCACCTCCATCAAAATATAAACCATCAGTTGCATTTATAATTGTCTTTTGTGTGCTAGGGTCTAAAACTAAATCGCCATTAGGTTGTAATGTTAAATGTCCTACAGCTCCATCAGCATCATTCGTTGTAAAAGTAGTTACACCATTAGCAGCTAAAGTTATTTCAAATATATCTCCACCTTCTCCATCAAGTAAAAACTTAAATTCCCCTGTAGCTGCATCTAAATATATATCATTACCTGCATCTAAATTTATATCTGCTGCTGTTCCACCACTAGCATCTACTGCTTGTAATAAACAATTTCCTCCAAGAACATACATTCTCACATAATCTTCATCACTTAGGGTAGAATAAAATCTATATTCTCCTGTTCTAGCTGTAAAAGCCATTCTTTCATTAGGAGAATTTATTATTCCTCTTAATAAACTATCAAACTCCACAGAACCTCTAATTATTAAATTGTCATTAGACAATTCTAATATAGATGTTTTATCTCCTATCTTTATAGGCTTTGTATCGCCATCTAAAGTAGCATCATCTCCCAACATAATAGGATTTTTTCTATTAGGCTCAAATGAACCATCTGGAATAGAATGGACTTGTGGAAGACGAGCTCTATCCATTATTTTTTAGGTCTTAATTTCTCAAATAAAGGTTTTAATATCATGTCCAATAACATATCATCTGCCTTAGTAGGACTAATTTTAATTACTTTTTCTAATATCATAAATCCTAATAAAACCCATTCCCAATGATTTTGTATCCATTCCATAATTTACTTCTCCTTTTTTTCTAATTTTTTAATTGACTTCCATATTTTCTTTTTATCTTTTTCTGAAAATATGGGTGGATGTGCATCCCTTTTTAGGATTGCAACATCTTTTTCTAATTCTTCTATATATCTACCTTGTTTCCCAATGGTTTTTTGTTGTTGCTTTAATTGTATATCCAATTCATTTGGCTTATTAACATATTTATCAATCCTCTTTAAATCAATTCTATATTTAATTGCTTTAATAGCTCGTGTTGCAATAAATTTCCCTAACCATAAGGGGATCATCTTATTAATCCAACTAAACTAATTGCTAATGTTAATACAGTAACCATTGTAATCCCAACTGCTTTATGTGCAGTTATGCTATTCTCAGCTACTCTTAATCTTCCATTAATCTTTTCTAAATGTTCAACAACATATTTTATATCTTGTTTTATGTGTTCTACATCCCCTGATATTCTAGTAAGATGCAGGGTTATATTATTCCTATATTCTTCAGTATTTTTTGTTTTCATTCCTCTCCTGCAATCTCATAAACTTATCCTTCATTCCATTACCACTTAATGAAGCTATAATTTCTACTAATGTTTTATAACTGTTTTCAATGCCTTTTTGCTCTAACTGCATTTTCTTTTGTTGGTCAATAAGTTTTATTAAAATACCTTCAATTCTTTTAAAATTTTCATCTAATTCTTCCATAAGTTCATTTTGTATAAACTTATTTTGTTTCCATATAAAAAAGCCAAAGGCTATTGCAACTACAACAGGAATCCCATATTGCTCTAGTAGAATTAACCAATCCATACTAATTACCTGTTATAAGTTTATAAGTAACTACAACAATCCAACTAAGGGCAAATATAACTCCACCCCAACACATCATAGCAAACCATATTACAAGAATCTGCTTCCAAGTTTTTACCCCTTTATAACCTCTCCCCATAAGCAAGTTTTCCCATTTATGATTTGAATTATGTGTACTGTAAATAATCCTTTCTCAAAAAAATCTACTATAGCAAAAGCATGTGCCCAGTTAATTCGTCTATTTCCAAGCCATTCATTAGCCTCTGCAGACATATCCTTTAAACATCCTATACTCCAAGCTGACTTAGCTCCATCCATGTGAGTTGCACTCATCTGTTGAAGGTCATGCCAATGTCCATACATTACATTACATCCAAGTTTCCTTAAATGATTAGAAGCATGATATTGACCTCCATACTGATGTCCATGATAAAAATATAATTTTCCTATTTTAAGATGCTTACCAAAAGGATAATAATTATATCCTCTGTCAGCCAAATGTACTGCATTAGCAAAGTTGTATTGAGGGATGTAAGGGTATTTACCAACTGCGATATTAAGCCAATTATCATGGTTTCCCTCTGTTATATATTTCTCTTTGCAATTTGCTTTATCAAGGGATTCATCTATTTGATCCATCCCTTTATTAACATCTTTTATATCTTGTTTAAAATCTTTTATTAAAAATTCAAGTGGAGGAGCTTTTTTGTTTTTAAACTTCCAATGAGAAAACCCTTCCCATTCTCCAACATCTCCCAAGTCTATGTAAGCATCAGGCTTAACTATTTCAATAGTTTTACAAACTATATTAATTGATTTTTGGTCGTGTAGAGGAAAATGCTTGTCAGGGGTTACAACAAATCTTTTTATAACTCCACAATCGTTTTTCAATACATATTTCCTTGAAATTCTTTAAAGTAAGTTAATTAATTTTTATGAGAAATAAAAATTAGACAAGCCCACGAATAACATCACTAAGTTCTTGACTTCTGCCTGGAGTTTGTTTATGCCAAAGAGAATCTAACATCTCATCTGCAGCTTCTTCATATTGCTCTGTTTCTAAATAGTATATTGTCTTTTTAAATTTTGAAAATCCTGAAAGCCCCATTTGATAGCACATATTCATAATAACTTCTTGGACTACTTCAGGGGTATCTAAAAACCAATCAAATGTTTTGCAAAGTCTAAGCCTTAATTTTGATAGTTTCCCTATTAGTATATCTTCTGCAATTTCTTCGGTAAGTTCTAAATCTTTAATTGCAAAGCCATAGCCTATAGTGTCATACCCTTCGGTACACTCATAAACTGTAGAGCTAAACCCTTCATGGTCTTTAATTTGTTCTAGTAGATTCATCTGTTATAATATAGGGGGCACATAAAGCACCCCCTATTATTAATTAACATTAAGATAATTATGAATTAAGCTGCTTCATAATCAATTAATGCAAAACATCTTCTATTTCCATCAGCATTTGTATTTCTAAATGCTCCACCATAAGCAGATTCACAAGTAACAAGTGTTGATAAGTAAGCATGTCTATAAGAAGCTGTTATTTTAGCTTCACTTGAGAAAGCATAATACAATGCACTCTCATGTATAGCATAACCATATACTATATCATCCTCTTGAGCAGCACTAGAATCAAAACCCTCTACTGCTAAAATACCTTTACCTTCAGATGCAGCAACATCAGCACCTGTACCTGCCATATAAGGTGACTGTCCAACCCACACAGGCATACCAAGTAAGTTACCTGCATTACCTGTTGATTCAAAACCAGAACCCAATGGAGAGGCAGTACCTTTAACAAAATCAGCAAGAGCTGCTAAACTAGCATACATTGCAGGGGATAAAACAAGATTCCAACCATCTGTTGAACCTGTTTCGGCAAGTATCTTCCCCATTAAGGTAGATAAGTTAGCTGCACTTAAAGCTGAACCTGTTGTTACAACATGCATTTGAGCATCAGAATCTGCACCAACAGCACCAGTACCACTTCTAAATAACCCATTAAAGTTATTTGCTACTTGATAGTGCATAAAGTTATCAAAACCTCTTGCATTAGCATAAGCTAACTGTTTAGCATAAATGCTAAGCAAGTCATAACTTGATTGAACCTTTGT